TCACCTCCGCCCTTGTCGGCTTGGGTTTGATCGCAACCAGTCCTCGCCGGGAATATGCGGAAAGCCGCGAAAGTTGAGAAAGTTATCAAACTTTGATTGGCAGGTAGAGGCACGCCTGTCGCATCCTGCCACCAGCGACATCTGGTCGCCCGCCGCAGGTGGCACAGCAAATGCATGCCAGAGCTCGATACGTCGCTCTTGGGCCGCGAGTCTGTCAACCTTGATACGGCCAACCTGCCCCTGACCTGAACCCGTCTCGATCGTCACATAACCGTCGGCAAACCAGCCCTCCTCGAAGGCGGGCAAGATGGAAAAGACAAGGGTCCGCCCGTCACGCGATGCAACCAGCGGCGCGACGACAGACATCTGCGGTGTCGACAGGTCAACCTTGCAATTCCGATCACCGAGCACCGCCCCGCAAGCCGCATGATAGATACGGCCCCTTTTGACATTCAGGCTCTCGCTCAGCCCGCGCAATTCGACCCGAAACGCCCCCTGGCTACGGGTGATCTCGCCAAAGCTGCCACGAAACAGCACCGAACGTTCAGATACATTCGCCCAGTTCACAAGAAATGTCGTGACCTCGGCTCCATCGTAACGGCCGGCCAGAATATCTTCCTCACGCACCGAGGCATCAGACAGCGCGCCAGTCACCTCGGTATTGTCAACCGCAAGTCCCGTCGTCTTTTCCAACGCCCCCGCCGTCAGACCACTTTTTGCCGTATAGGCCACGCCATCGAATACAAGGTCGCAGTCATGATCGGTAAAGCCGAGCGTCACGCCATCTTTGCGCCGCACCAGCCAAGCCCGGCACAGGGTGGTGGACCCGGTTTTCAGATGCTCAAGCAATGCATTCTGCATCAGATCCGCACCTCCACCACCGGAACATCAGGCACTTCGCCTGCCTGAAATGATGCAATTGACGTCATGATCATGTCGGTATCAAACCGCACCGGCACGTCGAACTCGAAGCCAGCAAAAACCGGCACGCCCAGATCGGGCGGCACGACAAAAGTGATCTCGCCCGTCGTTGTGTTCACTGTAAACTCATCGCCCTCGATCTTCGGATCTCTGGCCACGGCAACCAGAACCGTGCCAGCGACCGGCTTGGTGATGCGCCGATCGTAAGTCTCGTTTCCAGACCGGTAGGTTTTGCTCAGGGAAAACACCGTCCGCACCCCGTCCCCCGTGCCAATCACCTGATCAATCGGGCTCGGTTTCAGTGACGGCACGCAAGACTTGAAATCAGCCCAGTCCTTCCAGCGAAACCCGTACATTCTGCCGCGCCGCGCTTCGAAAAACGCGATCAAGGCTTCGATGTCATCCAGTGTCCGCAGTCCTGCTCCGGCCTCGTAGCGGCGGCGGGAATGTGCCCAAGGCGTGTTGCGCTCTTCGTGACCGCTGGCCAACATCACCACTTCAGTCCGCCGCTCTGGTCCCCCTAAAGAGCCAAAGCTCAGATTGGTCGGGAATCTGATCTCGTGAAACGCCATGCGCTTTGTCCTTATCTGTTTCGTTGGCCCCGTGCCAAAGCACGGCTGGCCTGCGCCGCGATCTGGCTCTGGCTACGCTGAAATCCCTGCACGTCAGGGGTTTGGATGTTCATCACCACCGTGACAGGACGCACGCCTCCCGCCGCCTGCACACCAAGCCTGCCATCGGCACCGCGCGTCAGGGGCATAATGGCTTCGGGGCCAGCCTCGCCCATCAGCCCAAGACCGGACCGCATCGGAAAACTGGTCGGACCTGTCACAACGCCGCCCTTGGCAAAGGGCATGATCCGGCCTTGCGCAAAGGCCCCTCCATCCTTGAACGGCATCAGATTGCCCATGACCGAATTGATCCCCTGCGCGACCAATCCGCCAACCGCGCCCTGAACCGGCCGCATCGCGGCGCTATAGACGCCGTTGATCATGGATTGCGCGACCGTCCGCAGCGCGTCGGACAACTTCATCCCGTCAAAGATCAACCCGTCGAACGCGCGGCGCAGCCCGTTACCGATGCCGGTGGCAAGGGTGTTTACCTCACGTCCGGCAAACATCATCGTTGTCTGCATCCGCGACAACTCGCCCTCGAAGGCTCCGACCATCGCCGAAGATGCGCCCAGCGTCGCCTCAAGCGCCGCAACCTGATCCGCCAGGTCTTCGATCTGCGCCATTGTCCGTCTCCTTGGATATATCGGGAAACGCGGCAGACAGTTCTGCCAGCCGCGCGCGGGTCAGCGGCGGGGTGACCACGTCAGCCCCAAGCATCACCCTCAGTTCCACAGGCGTCAGCCGCCAGAATGCTTCCGGTTGCAGACCCAAGCGATGCAAACCCACCCGGATCAATCCGGGCCAGTCGATGCCGCTCATGTCTCGCCAGGCAGGGCAAAAGCCCGCGCCAGCAATTCCGCCGCAACGCGGGCCGCCTCCATAGGCCCCCCCCCGATCTCAACCGTCCGCAAATCCGCTGCCGTCCCCTCCCAGCCGCCACCACGCAGTCCCGCCACCAGCAGCGCCACCACGTCGCGCGATGAAAAGCGGCCCGCCTCAAATCGCTGCACCAGATCGATCAGCGAACCTGCCGCCAGCGTGTCTTCAAGTTCCGCCAGCGCCCCAAGCGTCAACTTCGCGACATGGCGACGCCCGTCCAGCAGCAGCGCGACCTCACCCCTCCATGGGTTCACCATCACAGCGCCACAAAACTGAGCGCGCCCGCCGAAGCCAAGGACATTTCATAGGTCGCCTCGCCATTATGACTGCCGGCATATTCGATCGAGGTGATCATGAACGCCCCCTCGACCACGCCGAAATCGGGGATGATCACCTGAAAATTCGGCACCTCGCCGTCGAAGAAAATCTGACGGGCGCGCTCATCCGTATTGGCATCGCGAAACACGCCCGACCCGGAAATCGAGGCCGATTTTACACCGGCTCCGCCCAGAAGTTCCCGCCAGCCCCCCGTGCTCTCGAGGCTTGTCACATCCACAGTTTCGGCGTTGAAACTGATCCGCGTGGCCCGAAGACCTGCCACGGTTTCAAAAGTGCCATCGCCCGTCAGATCCAGCTTCAACAGCAGATCTCTTCCGTTCTGCACAGCCATGCTGCTTCTCCAATCCCGTATTTTCAAAAGGGTTACAGATCGATCCTGACGCGAAACGTCAGATCAATCCGCCGCGTGTCGCCATCTGCCAGTCTTTTGGCCACCGCCTTGACGAAGCGGATTCCGACAACCCGACCTGTGCCAAGTTCGGGCCTTGCCCCGGTCAGACAGTCGGTCACGTGGCCAGCCAAGGTCTTGGCGGTCAGAAATCCGCTCGCATCGCTGATCACGCTGACGGCAATCCGATGTTCCGCGCCAAATCCCGTCTTGTCGGATTGGTCGAGCACCTCTTCGGGTCCGATCAGCACAAAAGTGCCCGCATTCTCTGCAGGGGGCGTGGCATCAAAGACCAGCACGCCTGCCAGCGCCGGGGCCGTTGACAACACACCGTAAATCGCCGCCTGCAAGGCCGCTGCCGCGCGATAGCTCATGTCGCGGTCTCCTCATGTGCAACGCAGGTCAGATAGTGACCGGCCGCGTCGCGCTCGGTCACCGCAAGCACCTGAAAAATCCGCCCGCCTTGGGTCAAACGCTGGCCCGGACGCGGCCTGCGCGCCGAGCCGACGGGCGCCCCCCGCAAGGTGATACGATAAGGAACCTTGGCCGCAGTGGTTTCTTCGCCTGCCACGCTGCGTCCCGTTCCCGGCACAATCTCGGCCCAAAGCGCGCCAACTGCCTGCCAAGAAAAGGAAAACCCGCCCGCCCCGTCAGGAACTGTGACCCGCTCTTCCAAGGTCAGAAGCCGGTTCAAATGAATGGGCGTCATGCGCTGCCTCCGCCCAAGACCCGCACCGTGCGCCAGCGCTCGATCAGGGCCTGAACCGTCAGCGGCAAGGCCGCAGCGCCGGCTCCGCCGGAATGGCGCACCTCGTAGAACTCTGCCGCCAGCAACAGCACCGCCTGCGCCAGATCAGCGGGGACGTCGCTCCACGCCGGCCCGAACCCTGCATCAAACAGAATCTCTGCCGCCCCATCCTCAGGAATGGGCGGCAGATGGCAACCAACGCCACGCAACCGGGGCCGCGACATGTCGGGCTCCAGAGAATAGCTGCCCGGATTGACAACCGTCGGCGTTCCTGCCGCATCGCGCAAGGTCACCGATGCCAGCGACAAAACCGGGGCCATCGGCAGGGACTGCGCACCCCGATCCTCGCGCCATCGGCTCAGGCGCAGCAGAAAGCGGCGGGCAAGCAGCGCCTTTCCCGTGCGCCCTTCAATCATGGCCATGGAAGCCCGCAGATGCGCCGCAATAAGACCATCTTGCATGCCGTCATCGGCAAAACCGCTGCCCAGCCGCAGATGATCTTTCATGGCCTGTATCGGCAGGACAGCCAGCGGCACCACGGTCTGCTCGGTCAAAATCATCATCTCTCTCCGATTGCCCCGCCATATTGAAAGGTTCAGGCGCGCACCCCACACCGCTCGGTCGGAGGGGGGAGCAGCTAGACGGCATGGGTTTTCCCGGCGCGCGCCTGAAATCAGACCAGCCCGCTCGTACGGGCTGGCCGCAGCCGGGGTCTTACGAGACCGCAACTTTCAACAGTTTGATCGCCGCAAAATCCGTGATATCGCCGCCGACGCGCTTGTTGGCATAGAACAGCACATGCGGCTTGGCGCTGAACGGATCGCGAAGGATGCGCAGATCGGGGCGCTCGGCAATGGTGTAACCCGAGGCGAAATCGCCAAAGGCAATCGGATGGGCATTGGCGGCCACGTCCGGCATGTCCTCGCAGATCAGCACAGGATAGCCCATCAGACGCGACGGCTCGCCGGCCTGCAGCCCGTCCGACCACATGAAGCGGCCATCGGCATCCTTCATCTTGCGCACGGCTCCGGCGGTTTTCGAATTCATCACGAAGGTGCCGTTCGCACGGTAATTGGCGCCCAGCGCATAGACCAGATTGACGATGCAATCGGCCGCATTGGTCGAGGCAAAATCGGCCGTCGCGCCCGTCGGCACATAGCCCAACGAGCCCCAGGCCCACGAGGCATTCGGCACCTTCGGCGGCAGCATGATCCCGCGCGGCTTGTCAACGCCGTCTCCGCTCACAAAGGCCGCTGCCTCGGCGCGGATAAAGCGCGTCGCGATCTTGCCCGCAAGCCAGCCCTCGACATCAAAGGCGCTGTCATCCAGCAGGCGCTGGCTCGCTTTCGGCATCGCCGACAACTCGTGCAACTTGATCGAAATGCGCTCGATGGCCGGCGTCGCGGTTTCCGCCTGCGACGCCGTTTCGGTGGCCCATCCCGATCCGACCTCGGACCGGTCGATCAGCACGTCAAAGGACGTGGCTTCGACCTGCACCACATTGGCCACCGAGCGCAGCGACGAGGTCGACACCAGCAGCGAGCGGATCGTGTCCGCCGTTTGCGGGTCCACCAGATAGCCACCATCCGCCGCCACAGCGGTGTTGAGCGCCTTGCCCTCCAGCACCAGCCCCCGCAGCCCGTCATCGTCGCCCGAGCGCAGATAGGCGTCAAAGGCCTTCTGGTGCGGCGCGTCCTGCTCTGCGGCAGCCGACAGGGCCGGACGGCCATAGGTCATCGTCTTTTGGTTCAACATGGTCAGTCGCTCTTCCTGATTTTGCAGCGATTTCTTCACTTCAGCCTGAAAAATTTTGAGTTCGTTCATGAACCCGGTCACCGCGGACTTGATCTCCGCCCCCGAATTCTGGGCCGTGGGCAAATCTTCCCCGGCCCGAGCCTTTCTCTCGGTCATCGTCACTCCTGATGTTTGAACGAAAGCCGGGGCGTTACCGCTCGGCCAGTTGTCGGCGCGCGTCCTCGAAGACCTGCGCCAGTTGCCGCCAGTGTGCGTCATCTTCAGATTTCGCCTGCACCCGCGCTTCGGAAAGCATCGGAAAGGTCACCAAGGACACTTCCCAAAGCTCCAGTTCCGACAAAAGCCGCTGGCCCTTGCCGTCACGTTCCGCCTTCACCGTGCGATAGCCGATCGACAGGCCGTCAATCGCCCCCGCCGCCAACAGGGCCGCCGCCTCGCGGCCCCGACTGACCTCCGTCAGGATGCGCCCCTTGACCCACAGGCCAAGCGCATCCTCGCGTACCTCGTCCCAGACGCCAATCGGCTCGGCCGGATCATGCTGCCACAGCATCTTGACCTTGCCGCCCTTGGCCATCAACCGCGACAGCGAGGCCCGGTAAGCCCCCGCCTGCACCACATCGCCGCCCTGATCCTTCACGCCGAAAAGGCTGGCATAACCTTCGACGACCCGACCATCGGTCACGGTCAAACCCTGCTCCGGTCGCAGATACTTCCGCTCCGGCGCGCCATAATCCTTCATCCCTTCACCTCATCGCCGCCTGAAGAATGGCCTCGGCCCCCTGCGCCAGCAGAAAGGCCGCAACCCCGTAGACGCCCAGCCAGATGCGCTTTTCCAAGCGTTCCAGCACCGCGTCGATCTGGCCGAGACGAAACTCCAGCGCCGCCCAACGCTCCTCGGCCACCCGTTCATTGGCTTCAATCCGCGCCGCCGCCGCATCGAAACTGTCGTATAAAAAGCGTGACCCTCCGGGCTTTCGGATCGTCATGTGTCGTCAGACACCGCAGGCAGGCCCAGCAGGCGGCGCTTTTCGGCGACGGTCAGAAAATCCGCCGCCCCGACCCGCGCCCATTGCTGGTCACGCTCGGCGGCAAGCGCCGGAATCTGGTCCAGATCGACCTTCAGCTCCACCGCCTCGGTGGCAAAACCCGCCAGCCAGTGACTGACATCCGCCATCACCTTGGCGGCCAGCGGCAACACGGTCAGCCGGTAAAAGGCGCGGTTCGCCTCCTGGTAATTCGCATAGGTCGCATCACCCGGAATCCCCAGCAGCATCGGCGGGATGCCAAAGGCAATCGAGATCTCCCGCGCCGCCGCTTCCTTGGTTTTCTGGAATTCCATGTCACTGGGCGAAAACCCCATCGGCTTCCAGTCCAGCCCGCCTTCCAGCAGCATCGGCCGCCCGGCATTGCGCGCGCCTTGGTGGTTGGCCTCGATCTCGCCCACCAGCCGGTCATACTGGTCGCTCGACAAAGACGCCTGCCCGTCCACCCCTTTGTAGACAATCGCGCCCGAAGGTCGCGCCGCATTGTCCAAAAGCGCTTTCGACCATGCACTTGCCGCGTTGTGAACATCCACCGCCACCGCTGCCGCCTGCATGGGCGACAGCCCGTAATGATCATCCTGCGGGTGAAACGCCTTCAGATGGCAGATCGGCTTCATCGCGCCGCGCATGTCAAACCGGTGCGCGCGTCCGCCGACAGTGTAGTCATAGGCCACCGGCCAGCCATCCGCCCCCGGCACCAGCGCCATCCGGTCTGATCGCAGCACATGCAATTCGGCCGGCATTGCCCCTGCGCCCGGAACCGCCTCCAGATAGGCATTTCCGCTCAGAAGGAACTGGCCATAGACGGCTTCCAGAAACTCGGCGCGCCCCTGTGCGCTGTTGGGCCGGCTGATCAGCGCCAGCACCGGATGCTGGTCAAACCGCCGCTCGGTATCCTGGCAAACCAGGGGCAGCGCCGCAGCGGCTTCGGCCACCAGCTTGACCGCCCGGAAGCCCACCGGATTGGTCAAAAATCCCGTGCGCGTCAGCGACACCGCATCGCGCGGGCTCCACTTCACACGGCCCGCGCTTCCCCACGCGGCAATGCGCCCGGTGGCGCTCGCCTTTTTCTCCATGACGGCAGAGGGCGCGGGCAAAACCTCGCCCCGCCGCAGAAAGTTGAACACCATGTTTTTCTGATCTCCGTTGTTCCGGGAACACCCCGACGTGCGCCCTTGCGGCGCTACAGCACCCGCATCCGCGGATCGCCGCCAAAGCTCTTTGCGGGTCCGATCATCGCCTCATGCAGCGCCCAGACCAAGGCATCGACCCGGTCAGGGCTGCCCTCTCCCTTGAAGCCGGTACGGGTCATCAGGCACATCTGGTCCTCAAGTTTGCGAAAATAGGCGCTGTGAACCACCCGTCCCTGCTCATACAGGGCCGCCACGGGCTCGGCGCGCAGGCTCTTGCCCCGCGTCGCAGAGACGCCCCGATAAGATACCAGCGCGCCCTGCTGGCGGATCATCTGTTCCACCATGTCGCCGCCCTGATTGACCTCGGCCACCATCCGGTCAGCCCCGTGGCGCTCGTAGGCGGCCACGGCGGCCTTGGCCCAGTCGGTGGGGGTGCCGCTGATGCTGGCATCTTCCAGCACCACCGCCCGCCAGTCACGCGGGTTCCCTTCGGACAACACCCCCACCACCACAATGCCGCATTCATCCGAACTGGCCTTCGCGGTCACCGGCGGGTCCACCGCCACCACGATCCGGCTCAGCCGCTCCGGCGACGGTCCCCGCGCGGCCTCCAGCATGCCGACCGTCCACAAAGCGCCGTCGATATCCTCGATCAGCTCCCCCTCCAGCTCCTGCCGCCCCAGCCGCTGCCCGCCATAGCGGCTCTGCACCTCCTCGAGGAAGGATTTCGCCAGATAGGCGCGGTTGGCATCGGTGGGTGCGTGGGTCATCACCGTGGAGGGGTTTTTCAAGATAGCCTTGAGAACCGGAATGTTCTGCGGCGTCGTTGTCACCACCTGCTGCGGGTTGGGTCCCAGACGGAGCGCAAACTGCAACTGGTCCCATGTCTGCTGCGCCTTCTTCCACTTGGCCAGTTCATCCACCCAAGCCGCATCAAACTGCGGTCCCCGCAAGCTGTCAGGATCATGCGCCGAAAAGCACTGCGCGGTGGCCCCGTTCGGCCAGGTCAGCATCCGCCGCGTCGCATTCCATTCGGGGCGGCGATCGGGGGGCGAACAGGCCAGAATCCCGCTGTCGCCAAACACCATCACTTCCCGCGCCTGATCGACCGTCTCGGCCACCAAGGCCACGCGGCTGGCGCGGCCGAGGTCGAGGGGGCGCGCGCCTTCCACCTGCGCCCGCACCCATTCGGCGCCCGCCCGCGTCTTTCCCGCACCGCGCCCCCCCATGATGACCCAGCTCTTCCACGCCCCCTCTGGCGGCAACTGGTGCGGCAGCGCCCAGAATTCGAACATCCACGGCAAGGCCAGCAGCGCCTCGCTCGAAAGCCCGTTCAGAAAGCTGTCAATCACCTCCGGCGTCGCGGAGGAGAGCCAGACGCCGCCCGATCTCAT